GAGACAATCATCTGTCTAGTGCGCAGATTACGCTCGATCTGAGCCTCTGCCAAACTAATAAAGTCAGGAATAGCAGTAGTCAGGTCTGAGCGATTAAGCCAGTCCCCGACCGAAGTCTTCAGTTCAGCATAGGTTGTTAACGCCATCTTCAGCCTTTTCTGCTTTCTCAAGATCACGCATCACCCAAGTGTGATCGTGCTTGAATTCAAAAGTCCCAATGTGTCCGATCTCTTTGGACACATCATGGTCTATGTAGATTTTAAAGCCAGCAGCCTGTGCTTTACGGCAGAAGAAAACATCCTCTCCAACATACCCGCGCTTGTCGGTACGCCAAGGAGTCTCGAACCAAGGTTCTGTTAAAGCCTCAAAGACCTTGCGTTTGATCAGCATGACACCCATGCCAATCGAGCCGACTTCCTCAATTCCTGTGGAGTCTGGCATTGTGTAGACCAGCACTCGCTCACCATTCTCGTCATAGCGCTGTGCAGTTGGTCCTGTGGGCATTCTGCGCCTTGCACAGTTCGTTGCCACGATGTCCAAGTCATGCGCCAAGAGTCTCTCAATCATGTCCTGCGGGAAGGTCATGTCTGAGTCCACAAACAAGATATGAGTACAACCTTCAGCCATTGCGTCTAGGCACAGATCAGCACGCTGGGTCTGGATAAGTGTCCCTTGCATAATCTTCAAGGACACGGCATCAGTCGTGTTAATCGTGTGGTGCGCCACCATGTTCACCATACAGAAGGTGAAATTAGCGTGAACCATGTCACGCGCTGGGGTGCAGACTGCAATGTAGTTTGGGGTCATACTTTTCCTGATCTAGTTCTGAAATACTTGTTATCTGGTGAATTTAGCCAACGCTTCATGTAGGCTTCGTCTTCTAACTTGCCTTCAGCCTTGAGCTGGAAGTAGATAGACATCGGGATGCTGGCGACTCTGCTCCACTCGCCCCACCGAGCACGCTCATCAACCTGTGCGTACTCTTGCTTATTCTCTTCAATGATTGCAGTCACATCTTGTTGTGTCTGAATCGTTGCCTGATTCGTTTCATCATCGTAATGAAATGTGCGCGTGATCCCCTGATCAGCGTCTGTACTAAATAGTCTTTTTTCAATCATGTAGAAAAAAAGGGTCTGAGTTTCCCCAGACCCTTCGTTAGTTCAATTAAGAAGTAACCAAGTCAGCAGCAATGCCGTGGGCATTCTCAGCCAACACTTTGTGACCCCACTCAACGATCAGCATACGCTTTTCAGCGTCGCCAGTCTTTGCCAACTCAACTTGTTGGTAAGGACGCAGGGTTGTGACTTTTGCGTAATCTGGATCGATCACGAATGCGTCACGCTCACGCTGGAAGCGGTTAGGCACGACTTGCACTTGACCGAAGTCAGATACATAGATGTCGGCAGCACCGATGATCGTTGCAGGACGGTCACCACCATTGAGGTTGTAACGAGCTGAAGCGATACCAGAGAAGCCAGACACGCGCTGCTTGTTGACTGGACCAGTCATCAAGATTTTTGGTGTGCCACCAGCAGTCCAAACTTGTTGAATAACATTCTTCAAGATGGTCTCTGTAAAGGTACGCACATTGCCGTCACTACGAGCGCCAGTAGGCACAGTTGTATACGATGGGTTAGCACCGTTGGTCTGCATGTCGTAGTTGGTCTTGATGAAGGCTTGCAATGAAGCAGTACCACGAGCTGTTGTAGTGTTGCCAGCAGCAGCGACAGCACCGTTCAACATGGAGAACTCTTGGTCACGCTTCAACTCAGCGCTACGCTTGGCAATTTGGTATGCCAATTCAGAGCGACGACCAGCCTTGTTGACGGTCTCTTCAGTTGCAGACAAGACGATTGTTTTACGGCTGATCTGAGCGTAGTTTTGCAAACGCACAGTAGCAGTAACGCTATCGAAAGAAGTTACATCGTCGCCCTCTAACTGTTTGTTAGCAGCAGCAGAAGCCAATGTGTCAGTCTGCCACTCAAACAATGAGTTGCTGATTGACTCACGACCGATGTTGCTCATGTAAGGAGTCTCTTCGGGAGCGATGTTAGTGATGATGTTGGATAAGTCCTCGCGGATACCCTTTGCATCAAAGGTTGTAAAGGTGTTGGTTACGATTGCCATTTGAGTGTCCTATTTCAAAAGAAGTTCTATTGCGGAGGCAGCGTCATTGACGCGACCTGACTTTGCAAGACGCTGTTTTGCGCGTGTACTTTCAGTTGTTGTGGAGACGCGACCTGCTGCACTAGGCTTGGCAGTGCGAGGACCGTTGTTGACGACTGGCTTGATCTGTCCACGCTTGGACATCATCTGGTCATAGAGCGCTGCTTTACGCAACGCAACGACAGCTCTGTGGTCATAAACATTCTTGAGTTCATCATCGCTGAATCCGATCTTCTTACCGAATTCGACGAGTAGAGCCTTTTCAGCCTGTGCCTTCTTGGAATCTTTCCATTCGGGTACGGCTTGGATCAGGGCTTCTTGCTGTGTCGCAAGGTGAGCTTGCATCTCCTGTGCTCTTTGTTGCGCTGTTAGATGAGAAAGTCGCTGCTGCTCAGACTGAATAGCTGCGAGTTTGTCTTGCTTCTGGCGCATCACTTCTGACTGTCTCACCCACTCAATGGGGTCTTCGTTATAAAGACGATCCATATCGACAGGTGCTTCAGTTGACTCAAGTTGCTGTTTCAACGCTCCCAATAACTGGGCGTACTGTTCACGCTCGGCACGAATCGCACTAGCCTCAGCCTCGACAGCCTTGCGGGTCTCAGCGATCTGTTGCGTCTTTCGTGTGTAGTCCTGAGTACGGGAATATCCTTTTTGAAGTTCGTCTAGCGTGACCTCGACCTCTTTACCGTCAACTTTGACGGTGTAGACCTCGGCTGGCTGTTCTTCTTCTTCGGTTTCTTCACTTTCTTCAGACTGTTCCTCTGTCGTTTCGTCACTCAATTCGTCGTCTTGCACATCGAGTTCTTCATCGGCAGAGACCGCGACCTCGGAATTATCTTCTTCAGTCAAACGCGCCTTGTCAGTTTTCTGCTGTTCTCCATCAATAGGCAACATCATCTGATCAAGAGCACTGGCTGCATCAGCCACAGACATAGGGGTTTGGGTTATTTCCATTTCCTAGTCCTTTACACCAACGACTTTTGTTCACGCTCAATCTGGCGCTGTGCGACTTTCCCGTTATCCATGATTTTGGAAATCTCGGTTCGGAAGTTATCAATCGCACGCAACATATGCCAAGCGTGTTCTCTCTTCGTGATGTCCTCTGGCTTCGTATCTTTCCAAAACCAGACGGCATCATTCTCCATTTTTAGTAAAGCAGTTGAGAAAGCCTCGTCAGCGATTAGCGACTCAGCCTTCTTGCCTTTTCTTACATCTTCTTCTTGTTTGCTCACTTAGACCATTCCTTGTGGGTTGATGGGTTGCATTGGTGCTGGCTGGGCTTGCGCCATCGCCTGTTGTACCAACGCACTTTGCTCTTTTACAACCTCTCGGTTGACATTCTGCTCCGCAACAATTTGCGCGGTGCTCACCTGTGTGTTGTACTTTAACTCAAGTTCGTACTGACGAAGTAGTCTATCTTGGTTCATTTGATCGCGTCTGAAGTCGTCGTCCATCATCATCTTCTGGCGCTGTAACTCAAGATCGGCAGCCTTTTTCTGGATGTCTGCCTTAATAGACTCGGCTTGCACCTGCGCCAAAACCTCTTCTGGGCTTGGCTTTTGTGGAGCTGGCGGTGCTTTCCATCCCTCTGGAATATCCGCAAAGTAGCTCGATGCGTCCTTGAATCCTGAGAGTTCGACAACCTTCTTCAAGGTGCGCACATACATCTGTGGTGACACCACGGGATTCTCTAGACCGTACTGGTTAATGATGGATTCTTGCTTGGCGAGTATCTGCATCATGGTTGCGATACGCTCATTGGTGTCGCCATTGCCAAGACCGATATTTATGTTGACATCCATCGTGTTGTCCCATCCGCGTGGGTCAATCTGCACCCAACGGTTACGCAAGCGAATCATGCGTGGTTTGTCTTGGTGAGTCGTAACCAAGAACAGGATCGTCTTAAACAGCTCCCTCATGCCTTCAGCCATTAGGCGTGCAGTCAACTCAATGCGTCCTTGGCTGGCGCTTACTGTGGCAGCCACGGCAGCCTTTGTGCTTGATTGCAACGCATCTGGGTTCAAGCCCATAGATGCCTTACTCATGCCTGTGCGACCTTCCTTGATCTCGTCCAAGTACGCAAGGACAGGGAAAGCAGCCTGTCCGACGAATGGTGTCACCAACGGCTGCACCATGTTCGGAGCACGCGCACGAATGATTGCGCCCGTCTCGTTGTTCAAGGCATCGTCAATGTTGACCTGACCCTCGACGATCACGGTGCGGGGATGGATCGACTGCGCCAGCGAATCCAAGGTATTACGCATGACTTCGGATTTGATCTCTTGTAAGTCTCTCGTAATGTCAAAGATCGACATCGCCTCAAGTGGTGATGTGTGGGGTTCTGGATCGCAAGGAAATTCAACGAATGGAATGTATGACGCTGGCAGATTGCGAACCATCTTGTAGCCAGCACCCATGAAGCACATCTTGCGCAGCTCAGGGATGCCGTCTCCATCAAAGTCAACCTTGGCGTAGCCCTCGACATACAGAACTCTTTGCATCATCGGGTTAGCGCTCTCTGTCAAATACTGGTTATTTGCCAACGGTGCGCGAGCCAAAGCCTCTTCGTTGTCGTTTAAGTCGGACGAGCCAACATAGTCCATCACCTCGTCTTCGTCGTACCCCATAGAGATCAACTCAGCCACAGTCGCCATCTTGCGGTGACCGATAAAAGGTGCGTCTTTAAACGACATTGCTTGGCGAGACAAAAGCAATTCTTCTGGCGGTAGGCACGCCACATGGATACGCTTGTCTGTCACCTTGCGCTTGATCTGCACATCATGGATCATCGCTGGGGGCATTGGTTGACCCGTCATCGGATCGATCTGCATCGCGCCTTGCATGGTCTCGTCTGGGTAACTCGCAACGATCTTCACATCTGCATCGCCCTCTTGCATGACGATCTGCAAGGTCTGGTCATCTAGACCCGAATATTCCTCAATTCGGACAGACTCGGTGTCCTCAATCCACGCCTTGACAATGCCACACTTCCTGACAAGAGCGTCTTTAAATGTGGCGTATGCCACCATAAAACCGTTGTTGTCGTTATTAAAAACATAGTTGCAGTAGTCTGTGGCTTGCTGTGCGTTTTCTACATCCTCTGGACCACGCGGGACAAACTCCACCGTGTTCTCTGTGGAGAAAAACACACGCATCAAGGACGGCAGCATGGCAGACACGGTGTCACGCACCTCCATCGCCACGACTTGCGAGCGTCCATCTTCCTCGTTACCGAAGGGGTCTCCTCGGTAATACTCAGTACCGCGAGCGCGGATAGGACTCAAATCAGAGTCGATGTAGCTTACAGCGTCTGTGATCTCTTGACCCATGATCGCTTCTAAGTCCGTGTCTGTCATAGGGGTGAGTGTCGGGTCAACCTGCGACGCGATGTCTGTGCTCAATCCCAGCTCGTTAGTAATATTCATTTTTTACCCTTAGTCAATACGACATACATGGAGTCCACAGCTCGCGGAGTCCTTAACATTTCTTCTTGCGTCAATTTTAGGTCTTGTGCGAATGGATTTAACCTAAATTCCAAGTGCGTCATGTAAAACCTGTCTTCCCAGCCAAGATACCAATGCCAGTCGGTGTAATAAAGCCACGACTTTTCGTTAAACGCTCTCAGGTGAGTCGGGTCTTGCCACGCGCCATAAGACAAGTCATAAGGCACATGGATGCGCATCTCGCCACCAACCTTGAGTAACTCCTTGCAGCTCGTCATTGCACCGACCAGATCGGGTAAATGTTCGAGCACATCGTTCGCCAGTATTGCGTCAAACATCTCTGGCTGCACATCGAAGTCACCAAGCCTTGTGGAGATAGCGTCGCCCCAAGGCACATTGCAGATGTCGAGCAACCAGTCGTGCTTTACGCGCAGTTGAATGTCTGCGTTGATGCAGTCTTCCCGAAAGTCCTTGCCAGAACCTAAATTAAGTACCAAAGAAGTGTTCGACATACTGTGGGCGGTTCTCTTTTATCCAAGGTAAAGCCTCGGCAACAAGTTGCTGTGCGTTCTCGCCAATCGTCTGGCTTCCAACATGATGCACATAGGCGCTAGAGACAAAGTGCCGATAGCCCTGAGTGGTGAGGTCTGCGCAGCTCACATCGTCTGAATACCAGTTCAAAGGTCCAAACCTGCCGTGATGCCATGCGTCTCTAGAGATGTACGCAAAGATGGGTGACACATTGTCTGTTGGACGAATGAACTGCTCGGACTTAAAGCGATTCATGTACAGAGGGTCACCGTCTGGGTTGTATCTGATGTTCTGAGATGGTCTCACGCAGTCACTTCGAGCACCAACCCATCCAACATTGGGTTCTAACTCCTTGATGACCTGCACATCTTCCAAGAGTCGCTGGTAGCTTGTCGGTGTCAGGACTACATCGTCGTTGCAGACGATGCACGCCTGTGCGTACTTCAGAGCGTCGTCGATTACTTCGTTGTAATCGTCGCCAAAGTTACGGGGTTCGCCAAAGATAAGCCTTGCGTTCTTGTACCCAGAGACGACTCTCTCTGTGCCACGCAAGTAAACAAACGCCTCTGGTGCGTATTGCTTGATGGACTCAAGAAGTACAGGCAACCCCTTGCCGTTGACCGTCGAGATGCAGATTGGGATCACTTCTTAGCCTTATTCCTTGCGGAGATCGCCATCGCCTTCTTTTTGGCATCTGCCTTGCTGGACGCGCCCCATGCGTTGAGACTCAACAAAAGACGGGTCTTTTCACCGTCCTTGTACTCAGCTCCAGCATTCCCCGCCATGCGTGCAAGAAAGCTCGCTCGTCGTGGGTTATCTCCAGACTTGACAGGGGGCTTGAGGTTCATGCCTTCAGCCTTAGCCGAGGCACGACCTTTAGCATTCAAGCCACCAGTCGGTGACTTGCCCTCTTTCCTCTGCCAAGCTGCACTCACTTCTTAGCCTTCGGCTTCTTGGCTGTTTTGGCAGCAGCCTTGAAGTCGGCAGCACTTGGAGCAGCCTTAGAGCCGACCTTGTTCATCTTCTCGCCTGAGCCAGCAGCGATGCGCTTTTGCTTGGCATGAATGTTTGCGTAGAGACCTGCTTTCATTCCTCGCCCTCCTCGTATTCTTCGCCCTCTTCCATGTCCTCGTCCTTGGCTTCGCCAGTATTTGGACCGCCAACGACCCAAGCATCACAGGTTCTGGACGCTGCGCACTTGAAGTCAAAAATCTCGCAGTATCCGAGGTCAGCCAACTTGATTGTTCCCCACGGGTCTGCCTCGTTGCCGATGCCTTGTGCGATGCACTCTTTGATGTCTTCGGAGACATTGAACGCTGCGCAGTTTCCGCAAAGAGACTTCTTTGCATCGTCCACAGTCACATCCCATGCGTCTGCCTTCTTTGCCCAGAATGGCGTGTTAGGTAGGGCTGGGTTCTCAGGACCGTACTTCGCAGCCGTGATCGCCTTAGCGCGGTTCTTCAGATTAAGGGTAATGTCTTGCGTGGGGAGTGGACACTCGCTGGTGTCGCTCTCGCTCATCATCTGATCCATTGCGCCTTGTAAGCTCTTGGGGTATGAGGTAGCCATTACTTCATTCCCTTCTTAGGCTTCACGCCAGCAGAACTCAAAGCAATAGCCAAGCCTTGAGCCTTGCTCTTGACGACTGGACCGCCCTTGCCTGAGTGCAGTTTCCCTGCCTTGAATTCGTTGTAAACCTTAGAGATTTTCTTCTCTGTCTTTGTCTTTTTCATCATGTCAATGACTCCTTGATTGGGATACCCGAATTATGCAACCCGCGAGAGGTTTCTTTTCAACGGCTGAGACCACTTCTGACTTGCGTTAGCCCCAAACATTCCTACTGCTGCGTCGCTTGCGAAGGTCAATACAAAGCTGTCAGCCTTGTCGGGAGACTTCAAGCCACGCTTTCTAATGTCGTC